TAGATCAGCTATAGATCGACTTGTACAATCTGAAGGGCTTTCAGAGAAAGCTAGACCTACACTTTCAAACATAATTGGTGCTCTTGTTACACAAAACTTTGATTCTGTTGAGGACCACGACTTAAAGGGGGTCTCACCATTCGGTGGAGACAACTATGCTGGTTTATTGCCTTCAGATCTTGGTGACAGAAAAGCTTTTTTTGATTCTTTAGACACTGTGTATCCAGACCATAAAACATATGGAAATCAAACACCAATGGATTATTATCAAAAGCAAGGTATGAGTGAACAAGAAGTTGTTGCTATGGCAATGCAGGAACAAATTAAACAATATGTTGAGTCATTGCTGTCAGAACAGAATAAGCAAGATATTATAACTTTATATAATAATATGGTTACAACACAACAGTAGGAAACAAAGTTGGATATAAATCAAAATGCCCTAAGAAGCATACTTCCATCTACTGGACTTAAAAATAATAATGAACTGGATATAAACCAGAACGCATTAAGAAGTATACTTCCCTCTTATTCTGCCGATAAAGGTACTCAAAAACCTGAGCTCGGTGAATTTGACTTTCAAGATCCTTCCACAAAACAAAAAATAAGAACTGGTAAACAATATGAAGAATCTTTGGGTGGCCCCACAGATGCTTGGAATATTCTTCCTAGAATGGGAGGTACACTAGAAGGCGTTTTCAAAGCTGGTTTTGGATTTTTAGCTGGTGGAGTTTCTTCTACTGCTCTTGGTGCTTGGGACGTTTTAAAAGATATTAAACCTCCGCCTATAGATGAAAGAACTACGTGGGCAAATATGCGTTCTCCGAGGGAATTTTTAGAAGATCCCCTAAGAGCAGCGAGAGAAAGAGAGGAATATCAGAAGGGAAAAGAACCTTTAGATTGGAATAAATTCTCTCCAACTTTCAATGCTGTTATGGAAGAGACCATTGAAAAATCGGTAATTCCTTTAGGTCCTATAGGTGAATTAAAACTCCTACAACCACAAACCAAATCTGGTAAAGCTGCTATGTGGTTTCTTGATGAATATTTTTTCAAGAGAATGTCTCAATGGGGTAAAGAGTACGGAGATAAAAACTTCGAAGCAACTGGTAGTCCAGCTTGGGGTACAGCTGCAGAAGCATCGTTTAATTTATTTGCTTATACTGCTCCGTTAATGGGCAAAAAAATAAATAATAAAATAGGAGAAGCAACCCCTTGGCAATTAGGAGGAGAACCATTAGGTTTTTATATTAAATCTAAAACATCTCCTATTAGCGGGGAATCATTAACAGGACCTCAACGTAAAAGAGAACAAAAATGGTATGAAGGAGCTAGGGGAAGAATAAACTTAGCACCAGATGCTAGGGGAAGAAAACGATTTGAAGTACCTATTGGTGAAAGAAGTATAGTACCAAGATCTGATACAAGTAAGGATCCATTATGGTCTTTTGACGCATTTTCTAAATTATTAGATAAGTTAGAACCCAAGGGTAAGCCAATGCCTGAGGAAACTAAATTATCATTATGGGAACAGCTTAAAGATTCATATAGATTTAGAATAACAGACCGTCCTGATTTTCTTAAACAACCAGATCAACCATCAGCTATAGACATTGGATTAGAAACCTTACGTTCAGATCCAGGAAAAATAAGAAGAACACCAGAAGGACCAATAACAGAACCCCCTGGGCCAATGAAGATGCAACGACCCAAAGCGGAAATTGAATTAGAACCCATAGAAGTTATTGGAGAAAGAACTCCACAACCTAAAAGCTCTTCAGATAGAGCAGCAGAAAAAGCAAAAGATGATATTCCTGAAATATCTGGACGAAAACATAGTATGCCAGATGAGGCATCACGATATCCAATGCCTTTTGGAGTTTGGGAACTTGTTAATGGAAAGAATACACGCACAGGTAAACCATTATCTGGGAGAGCAAAGCAAAGAGGATATAAAAAATATATAGATAATTGGCTAGGAGAAGGATGGTTTGAAAAAACTTCGGGAAAGGAATTTGGAGATTATGGTGTTCCTAGGTTAATTCCTAAAGGAATATTCTCAAAAAATTATAATGATTCTATTGTTAAACAACAATTATTACGTGAAGCTGCTGAAATAGCAAAGCAAAGAAAAAACGAACAAGGATTAATAGATCCAGCAACAAGACCTTCAACTGCTAAAAAAATATTAGAAACTTTACTTCCAGCAATTAAGGATAGTGTAGGAAATATTTTTTCATCTAACATAACTAACCCTACTCATCTCTCCGCATATCAAAATTATAAAAAAGGAATGGGAGGTAAAGAACTTACCGAAAGAGAATTTGCTGAATACGATTGGCCCGTATCCAAAGGATATACTAATCCGCAAGGAAAATTTTATACCGAATATGAAGTTTCTCAATTAAGAGAAATTTCTAGTACTGAAAAACCTGCAGAAATAGTTACTCCTGGAGAAAGAGCTATAAATGATGCCATTCTTAAAGACCCTGAATTTTTATCTACATCTAAATTTATAAAAGAAGCTATATTCTCTAAACCTCTAGATGTAGCTAGAGTTATTGCACAAGGTGCTAAGAACTTTAAAGAGTTCAATCTAAGATACAAACAAGAATTTGAAGGAACTCCTTTTAATGAATTTAGTAAATCATTATATGAAATTACTAAGGGAGAAGTAACGGAAGCGAGAAGAGGAATTATAGGGGGAGAATTAGAATCAATTAGGGGTCTAGACACACCAACACAAATAAATGTTAATCCTAGAAATATTAAGTGGTATACTAGGGTAAGAGAAACTATTGTGGGTAAAACACTTAATAGACTTAGCCATTTACGTAAACGGTATGAAGACGCAAGATATATTTTAGATAATATTTATCCTGCAGATCCTCATAGAGTAAGAGGACAGGGTACATATAAAAACGAAAGTATACATGCTGCAAAACATATAAAGACTGGTACGGCAGTTGAACGAATAGATAGTATCTATGAAAAATATATGGGTGTTTGGTTTACGACATTTAGAGTTATACTTCCAGGAAAAATTGGAGGTAACGCAGGGTCAAGATTAGCTAGAAAATATAATAAAGAACCAAACGCAGCTTTGACTGGAGATAAATCAGTAAGAGTTTCTGATAGGATTCAGAAAATGGCTACAGAGTTACGTATGGAAATGGACAGATTTTTTAGAGAATATGTCATGGATCCTGAAATGAAATTAGGTGATGTGGAATATATAAAAAATTATTTACATCGTGTATATGATGCAAAAGCTATAAAAAATAATAGAGATGGTTTTCGTGATATATTGGTAGACCACTATTTAAAACAAAGTAAAATACCAAATCCTAATGATATTCAAATGAGAAGATCCAGGGAGATTGCTGAAGAAACTATAGAAAAAATATTGGATGGAAAGGGAACAATTCCATTTGATGCAGTATTTAAAAGTGCTGATGCATTAAAAAATGAATGGGCAACAGGACAGGTCCACAAAAATGTTTCTCCACTTATGATTAGATCTTTAAAAGATATTCCTGATGCTGTTATGAAAGATTATTTAATAGATAACGTATATAAAAGAATAACTAAAGGCATTGAAGATACTATTTCTAGAGGAGAATATGCAAAAAGATTTGGACCTAATAATGAAATATTATATTCAAAATTACAAGGCCTAGCTTCTGCTATGTCAAGATCAGGGAGAGATATAAAACAACAAGAGCTCCAAACATTTATTAATTTAGCTGAGGCTATACAAGGATTACTTGGTAAAAAAATACATCCAGCATTCAAGGCTACACAAATGACTCTTATTACTGGTTTAAATATGTCAGTATTATCTTGGGCAACTATTTCTTCTATGCCAGAAGCTATATTACCTTTGTATCACGGAGGGGCTAAATCTTATGCAAAAGCATTAGGAAAGGAATTAGGAATAACTGTACCATTAAAATTACTTAAATTGGTAAAAAGAGATATTAAATGGTTTGGTAAAAATAAAACCAGGTCAATGAAAATAGCTGCTGAAATTAGAAAGGCCGGTGATGTAGCAGCTATGGAAAGAATGAATCAAATGTTTGCTGGTGATTTTACTTGGGCTAGTAACGCTGTTTTTCGTATTAATTTCTTGTATTACTGGACTAAATTTATGAACAGTTTAGCAGTAGGAACATATGATGTAGTTGTGCAGGATTATTTAAAAGCTAAAGCAGCTGGAAAGAAAACATCATTGACTGCAACTCAAGAAAGAAGATTAGAAAATTTAATGGATTATCACGGAATAGATGTTGCCCAAGGTATAAATTGGGTAAAAGCTGGGGCACCTTTGGAAGGAAGATTTTATGAAAACTTTAAGAGGGGAGCTCTTATGTTTGCTGAAGATTCAGTATTGACTCCTAATCCAGCAGTAGTTCCTTTGTGGCATTCACAGCCAGGGTTAGCTTGGTTAAAACATCTTAAAGCATTTCCAACATTAATGGGTACCAAGGTTGTATCTAGAATGTATAGAGATGTTAGACAAGAATTTAGAGATAAAGATTTAAAAGCTACAGGAATGGCTACTTCTGGAGTTATAGGTACAGGTATTGCTATGATGATGGTAGCACATTTATCCAATACAATACAAGATGAAGTTAAATTTGGTGGAGAAAATCCTATTTATAAAGATAAATTTGGAGACAATTGGTGGGTGAAGCCTTTAAGAGCGTTGGAAAAAACAGGAATGGTTTCTATGGGACAGTTTGGATTTGATGCTATATATCATTCAAATGGAAGTCCTTTAGTCACTCTTATGGGTCCATTAGCGAGTAAATCAAATTCATTAGCAGCTGCTATGGCTACTGGAAATCGTAGGAGTATAGCTAGAGAATTTGCAAAACTAACTCCTTATGGTAATATAACAGCGAAGGGTGTGGACGCTATGTCAGATTGGTATTATGATGTATTTACCACACTTGGAATAGGAGATCCTCCTGAGGAAACCAGAGGAGGTCGTAAATCAAGAAAACAAAGGAAACAAGGGAATTAATAATGATATATAAACATCCAGAATCTGTAGTTAAAGCAATAGATTTTGTTACATATGGTTGTTCGGGGTGGGCATGTGTCGCAGCATATATCAATCACTATTCAACTTTGTTTGCTTTAGGAATAGCTTTTTGTTCCTTACTTGTTAGTACTTATTTTAAACATAAAACTTATAAGTTAGAGAAAAAGAAATTAGAGATAACTGATGGAACTAAAACTTAACAGAGTAATTGATAATGAAGATGCTACATTTGGTGTATTAATAAATGGAAACACACCATTTGCTGTAACTCTTGAGCCCGCTTGGGAAGATAATAAAAAAGGTATAAGTTGTATTCCTTCAGGTTCTTATAGTTGTAAGAGAGTTAAATCTCCAAGATTTGGAGATACATTTGAAATATTAGATGTTGAAGGAAGAACACATATATTGTTTCACAAAGGGAATAGTGAACGTAACACACAGGG